CTAATCGCCGCCTTTCTCTTCACTCTTTGACGTTAATATGTCTATTGCTTTATTGATTGCCTCAGGAAGCGGTACACCCATGAGACCAGCGTTCTCAACAATACTGATCGTCTCATTTACTATAAATCCTATTATCACCGCATCCCGGATATAGTTTGACCCTATCGCCAAATCAAGCCGATAAGCTATCAAGACGAACAGAAGGGACATGCCTTTTCTGCATAATCCCTTCCAGCCTGCTTTGCTCTCAAGAGCTCCCGATGTTGTTTTCTTCGAGTTGTGAAACACACCGGCTACAACAAGTCCGCTTACATAGTCAATACACATAAATATGACTAATGTAACCAGACCTGTATCCCAACCGCCGAAGAACGCCGCCACAGCGCCCCCGGCTGCTCCAATTGTAGTACATATTGTATTTTTCATTTTGTTCTCCTTCCTACATTATATATACCAAATGTCTGTATCCCTCCTATTATCTTAATCTGAGACCAAACGTCTGGGCGCCTCCGTTCGCTTTAACTATTATTGGTTCTTTGTATACTTCCCTAGCCAACAGCACAGGCTTCGCAGCCGCTGTACTTGCATAAACCTTAGCTATCATACCAACTTCATTGACTGTGATATCTTCATTTGTTAGATTAACAAAACTGGCAGAGAAGCATATAGCGTCATCCTCTACTAAGCATCCATTGAATGATACACACTTTAGATTATCGATGTTGTTATCCCATGCGTAGTCGGATCTACTCTCAGGCTCAGGGTTGCTACCAACTACAATACAGAAAGGTTTGTCTGAATTATTGTCACTATTTAAAACATCATTATATGCTTGCATTACATAAGTAAGTCCCTGTTGAGGATTTCCTGTTGTAATATTACCACCTGCTACATCCTTGTATGTTCCATATTCCGTTCGCAAAGTTTTCCTATTGCTATCGACCGAGCTTGAGGCTTTGTATTTCGTGAGACATTCCCATAAGTATTTGACTCCATTACTTGTTAACATGTTTGCATCCTCCTTTCATATTCAGGAGGTACATTTCTGTTCCCCCCTATTTTGTCGCATTTTTCTAAGCATATTCTTGTGTTCATGATTATCCTCCTTGACTTATTCTGCATCAGGCAATTTTTCTGTGAATGCTTCGATCGTTATGCCGCACACAGGGAGTACATATTCCTCCGTTTGACATAATGATGCGACTACAGCCGCCTCGCCAATGACATACTCACTTCCAGACGGTATCTGTCTGACCTTCTCAGCCATTTCATGCATATCCTCGCTGGCATCTGCGGCTACGCCTTTCTCCGTGATAGCTCCAGCGAGATCCTCCCTGCCATCACGGCCAGATTTTTTTAGTTCAGCAAGCTCCTCGCTCAACGCTTCTATACTATTTTTGTTTGACTCAATCTGATCTGCAGAGAGCTGTATGTTACTTATAGCAGCTTCTACATCATCCATGATTGATGTGCACCTTTCCTGAATCTGTATATACCACTCCTGCTCAACCGGTTCAGGAGTTATGTCTGAGCCTTTCATTCCATCGCATATCTCTTTCTCTATTGTGCGAGTTTTAAGAGAATACTTTTCCCCAGCAAATTCGAGACTGAACGCAAGTATTCCCGCTTCTGTAAGGGCTTCTCCTGGTACTACCCATCCGAATATGAGTTCCTCTTCTGATCTATGTGCATTGATTACCTTGTTAATATCGGTATACCCCGATGGCGCTATATACAATACCTGTATGTGCTTCCCCGAAAGGTCTATGCCATCGTAATATCTCGGTATCTGGAACTTGATGTACTGTGAGTTGCTCTCTCCTGCAATAAGCGTCTGATCCTTGATTGCTTCGATAGTTTTAGTCTTGACGTCAACTTTGAATATCACTGTATCTTCATAATTGTTGTCATGATCATAGCTATCTATGTATTCATACGTATCTTCCATGTGCGCCTCCTTATTCTGTCCTTACCCACATGTGCACTGTGGTATATGGAGGCATGTAACTTATCGGCTCTCCCTTGCCAGCAGGCTTAGTACTCCTTGTACCACCTTCCTCGGTTGGCTGTCCTCCTGATTCGTAGATAGCTATCCTATGTGTATGTCCACCCGCTCTTGATGTATTTATCTTGTCAACGCTTGAGTCCGCGGTACTTGATGTTGATACATACGGCACGTATCTCGCTGTACCAGTAGCCGCAAGTTTCTTTCTCTCTGTTGTATGTGTGTGCGCCCCTGCCTCTTTGATTTCCGCGTCATGACTATGTGTAGGCATATTATGTCGATGCGGCTCTATTTCATGAACATGCTCCGGGAGATTGTTGTCCGTAATTTTAATCTCCTTGCTACCGCCAGTTTTTTCCGAAATTTCCGCCGCATACAAAAATGTATCTTTGAGCTGCTTCCATTTGCCGCCAAACAAAACGGCTGGTGAAGTATCCGACATGCTCATATACACACTTCCTATCGGATATATCACATCTGCCACAGATGTCAGTGACGGCATAACCTTGAATGCCTGTTCTACTGCATCTATATTCAGATCTGTTATCTTGATGTAATACAGAGGTATGTCGTCAATGAGCTCGCCAGCAAAGATGTCTCCATGTGTCAGCTCCGGTTTCGCTGGAGTCGTTCCCTTCGTGACATCAGTTCCACGTACTATATGTATTGATGCGCTCTCTATGCCGGTATCTGAGCTCTTTGTATAGCGCATGACGACTGCATCATAACGTGTTCTGTTCTGCATTCCATTTTCAATCTCAAGCGTTTCGCTTGAATTGATCGGAATTGAAAAGTGGCGCCCCTGGTCTACCAGGTCGCCACTTCCTATCTCTATCTCATTATTTGATTTTAATGTGTAAGCAAACATGTCACCTGTCTGCATGACATAAGCTTCACGTCCACACACGCCGGCGTTGAAGCGGCCTGCATCTGCAGATGTTACATGCCCCACACCGGCATAGCCTGTTATAAGTCTTATCATGATCAATTCACCTCATATGTTATTGTAACTTCATCATTGTTGATCTTTACTATCTTCTGAGTGACTTCCTGTGTAGTCGATATCCCTGTTACGCTTTCTATTGCTCCAACTATATCTCCTATGTCGTAAGTCTGCTCTGTCTCTTCAAGATCTATCTTAAGTGTATCCGCATTGTTCGTATCCTGTATCTTCTGTACAGCCTGTGCCACCATTGTTGCGTACCGATCCGCTACTTTTGTGTAGTACATCTTGCTTGTCCAGCGTGGGGCGGTTTTATCTGTTGACTTCGTGTAATATGTCCCAGTTTTCCACGTCGGTGCTACACCCTCTGACTTCGTGTAATACGTTCCAGTCTTCCACGTCGGTGCTTTTTCTGTCTTGTTATATGTATACCTGACAGCAGCATTCCACTTCGGGGCTACCTGATATGTCTCCTGTGTGTAGTATGTTTTTGCTTTCCATACAGGTCTTTTCTTGTCCTCGGACTCGAGCTGTTCGTATCCTCCCGTCTTTTTTCTCTTGTAGTAACTCATATAGCTTGCATCCCAGTCCGATGGTTTTCTTGTCTGCAGGTGATATCTATTTCTTGATATTCCATCTACATTTTTATATTCCGTAGTGACTCCATCGGTGTAGAATACATAGTAATTTCCATAATTTTTTGACCAATCAGGCGGCTTTCTTGTCTGCTTGATGTACTTTTCTGTAACTACACTTTCAACTGTTTTATACTCGCGGCCACTTGCGATGTAATAATCATCATACTTGGTAGCCCAATCGGATGGGCGCTGTGTCTGTACTGTATAAGTTGTTGTGCCAGACACCTTACTGTACGTGTCTCCAGATCTGGAGTAATACTCATTGAAATTCGATGACCAGTCAGATGGCTGATATCTTGTGAGTATATATCCTATCTCTTCACCCTGCACATTCTTATAGTTATCTCCGTCTTGATAATAATAATCCGTGTACTTTGTAGCCCAGTCAGATGGGCGCTGTGTCTGGAGGATATAGTTATATGTTATCTCAGCGTTGCTTATATCAAGTACCTCTATTATCTCAGCACTTCCAGTAAGGACCTTCTTAGATTCATCAGTGATATAATCGGAATCTTTAAGCGGAGTATCACTTGCCGCATACGGCTGTATGCCACCATTTTCGTCAGCAAATATATGTATGACTGCTCTGTCTGCCAGGTCGCCCTGGCCAAGGGCTATGATGTGGTTGACAGGAGAATAGTTCCGGCTCACTTCAAAATCTACCTGCGATGTATCAAACTCCTCATCCTGAGAATAATCATGTATATATTCTGCGTGGACTACCACCTTTTTGTTAGACCATAAGAGTTTCAGTTTAGCTCCTGCATCCCGGAGCATATCCCGGATGCCGCTGTACCCTGTGACGTAGCGCTCGAACTGATAATGTATCTGTATGCCACTGTCAATAGTATCTGCCATGAACAGGTCCGCAAGATCAAGGCGGTCTATAAGTTCCTGAAGAACACTGTTTGCTTCGCCGTCAACTATCAGGTAGTCTTGTCCATCGTCCGGAGAGAGCACCTTTCGCCCAAGCACTCCATGCCATGTGGGTCCGCTATATGTTATCTCGTCTGTTTTTGTGTTGACCTTGATCTTATCTACAATTCCACCATATTCCTCGCCATCAACATATATCATGTATCCTTTTTTGCAACAATGTGACGCCCTGTCTATCTTGAGTTCAAAATCGTTCTCGGCATCCCCATAGCTCAAGTCAAGCGTATATGCATCAATGATGTTTATATCTTTTCCGGTATCGTCCGCATATATCAGATCCACTCAGGTTCCCCCCTCTCATCGTATACAGTCACATCAAATGATAGATCTTTCTGTCTTAATATCGGCAGTGAACCGGCGGGCAGCTTTTCAAATATGTTGCTATCTCGGTCTCTCGCATGGAATACATTCTCCTCTCTGCCATATTGATCGTATTTCTTTATCTTCTTTGATATAGAATTGACAGTAGCATATTCTCCTGCTGCCAGTTTGATATCCAGGCCATACCTGTGATCACCTATCGTTACAGACGGCTGACTGGCAGGTCCGTAAAATATCAGTTCGAAGTTTGCCGATTTAATGACATTCACCGGGATTCGTTCTATATTCTCCGATTGGCCATAGTCATATCCACCATAGTCAAAGCCATCATAGAAGCCGTCCATTCCATAATCGAGATTTCCGACTTCACTGCTTAATTTCATAAACTGATATGTATTTGTTTTAATCCAATATGGATACAACGACAAGATTGTCAGCTTTCGAGTTACCGACTCAAAGAGTTCATCGAACTCTGTGTTTGTCATCGATATGACAAACACTTCTTTGTAAAAGTTGTTCCACCAGATGCGTCCAGGCTTCATCGCCTGGACATCCCGGTCGAATACAGTGTGCATGTTGGCCATCAGCTCATTAAACTCTTCTCTTGTATCAGACATGATATCGAGTGTAAGATTATATGCTTTTGCATCTTTATAAAAGCGCTTGATCTTACTGATACCATTTACACCTGATATAGTTGTATATTTCCATTCACTTTCCGTGAGCGTCTCAGGCTCCTGCGCATATATGTCGCCACCCATGAAGTTTATAATAGTCTTATCTGCTGATTCGTAGTACAGTGTCATGCCAAGCTCCTTTGCAGTCTCGCTAACTCTCTGTTGTCACAGATGATGCTTATGTTCATCTTCGTGCAAGCCTTTGCTGTTGCTTCTCCCCATCTGTCATAGTCTATATCATATCCTGATGTGGCCGCTTCAACCGCTTCGGCTACATAGCCCTGAAGCACATCAATAGGTGCTATAGCCTCATACCCAGCCTCACCACCTACCATAGGAGTTCCTGAGGGGCTTGTGCCAAACTGTGTTGCTCTTTTAAGGACTGCTCCGGATCGGTACCATTCTACATCTACCGTAGGCTTTGTACCTTTCCCGGCGATTCCCCACGGTGCCTCACCTCCACTAATCTTAAAATGTGGAAGCTTGATATCGGGAAGTTTGATCTTCAGCTTTTCAAAAATACCTTTGATCTTTTCTGCCAAATTTGATATGGTTTCCTTCGCCGTCTCAATCGGATGGGTTATAGCCTGCTTCACGGCATCAAAAATTTTTTTCGCCGTATTCTTTATTTTCGTGCCAATATTGGATATGGTATCGTGCACGCCGGACAGGAAATTATCTATAAATTCTCTGAAGCCTGAGCAGTTATCATAAAGCAGCTTGAAAGCTCCGGCAAATGGATTAACAAGCAGCAAGAGAAGTCCCTGCCAGTTGCTCTTGATCCAGTTAAGCATATTGACAAAAAAGCCTTTAACCTTAGCAATTCCATTGCTTACTGATTCCTTCACCGATTCCCATGCAGCCGCCATCTTTTCTTTCAGTATTTGAGCCACTTCTATGACCTTCTGCTTGATCTCATCCCAGTGTTTAACGCATAGAACTATGATCGCAATTACAGCCGCTATAGCTGCCGCTATCAATAAGTATGGTGCGAGTGCTGCTGTCTGTGCCGCTACAAGTCCCCACAGTGTAGTGGTCTCTGCCGCCTCCATAGCCGCTTTGACTCCTGTCACTGCTGACTGGATTGCCATTGCTGTTGTTAATACTCCTATGACCACGGCTATCGCCGTGATGATTGGCTGCATCTCTTGGAGCTTTGCCACTATAAGCGGTACATTGTTCGATACATTTTCTATGATTTCTGTCACCTTCGGTATCGCGTCAGTAACTATCGGCTGTATGATATCCTGTTTGAGGGTTCTGCCAAGTCCTTCAAGCGAACTGCCCACATCGTCATATCTTGTGTTGGCCACCTCGTCCATCTTGCCCTTGGTATCGCTGAAGCTGTCGCCGACTGACGAGATGCTCTGAATGAACTGTGTGCCACCATCCTCTGCCATTGTTCCGAACGCAAGTGCGGCCAGGTTCATCTTGTCCTGTTCCGTCTTGGCATTCTGAATATCTGCAACTATTGAAGAGACTACTTCCTTCTGTGTTGCTCCGCCTGTCTGCCACTTGGCAAACAGCTCTTCAGTCTTCTGACTCCACACACCTGTGCCGTCCTTGACCTCTCCGGTCTTCTCGTCGATCTGTGTCATGGTGTCCGCAATAGTTCCATCTCCAAGTCTTGTCGTTACCTCGTTAATAGCGTCATTGACTTTGTCCAGGTTATATGCACCGCCCTCTGAACCATTCTTTAACAACTGGAAATACTCATCAGCCGTGTACCCGGCCTCAGCGAACTTACCTGCATATTCCGATACATTGTCACCAAGCTCATCAGTATAATTAAGCCCCTGCTGTGCGCCACTTGCCATTAGATCAAACGCCTCATCAGCCGAAAGTCCGAAGTGGCTCATAAGTGAATTGACGCCTCTCAGAGTCTCGGTCATATCCATGTCAAACGTATCTTCGAGGGTGATTGCATTCTCAGTCAGTTTTTTCAGCTGTGCAGGATCTACTTCCTTGGTTACCTCTTTAACCTTCGTCATCTTCTCTGCTATGTCCGTGAGGCTTTCTCCGAAGTTGTCCTTGTATATCTCCTGCATGACCTGGTTGTATTCATCCATGGAGTCAGCCGCTGTGCCTGTAGCAGCCGCAAATCTCGCACTTGCCGCATCTGAGTCCGTTCCGATCTCTGACAACTCAGAACCAAGCCCCTTGATGCCATCGCTCACAAGGTTTGCCATCGCTCCTTTCGCAACAGTATAGCCTTCGCCTGCCTCTTTCGCACTTTCGCCTGCTGCCTCAAGATCCTTCGCATTCTCTTCAAGAGCATTGCTCAGGTTCTTAGCCTCAGTCTGCAGCTTCACTGTGTCGGTCTGTGTGTTAGTGAGCTGTGTCGCTAGCTTTCTTGCCTCGTCGCTGTTCTCACCATATGCCTTTTTAGCAAGATCCAGCTTTTGCGTGAGGGTCTCCTGCTTTCGCTTACTCGCCTCTATCTCCTGTTCAAGGAGCTTCTGTTTCTGGCTGAGGTATTCCTCCTCGTCGCCGGTAGCTTTATACTGAGCCTCTGCAAGTTTCATTTTGGCGGTGAGTTGTGATGTTGTGCTGTCTGACTCCGCCATGGCGCTGTCGAGCTCTGCCATAGCCTGTGCATTCTCATCTACTTCCGGTATAAGGTTTGCGAGCTGACCTTTGAGCCTCTCAGCCTGTGCCTGTGAATTCATGATTGCTCTCGCCCACTTATCCACTTCGGTACTGTTTTCACCATATGCAGCCTTTGCAGCCTCCATCTTTTTAGTAAGGGCTTCCTGTTCCTGCTGGTTAGCCTCAAGCTGTCTCTCAAGTATTGATTGTTTCTGAGTATAATACTCGCCCTCATCACCAGTATTCTTGAACTGCGCCTCGACAAGTTTAAGCTCGGCCTTCAGATTCTTCGTTGTATTTCTTGCAGAATCAAGGTTAGATGTATATTCTTTAGTGTCTGCTGTAAACTTAACGCTTGCCTCGCTCTTCTTTTTAGCCACGTCTCTCACCTGCCTTCCTTACTGCGTAGTTCATCCATCCGTCATAAGCCGCTTTATTCGCCGCTACATCAGACAGAAAATTTAAGTCATTGTTGTAGAATGTGCTTTCCGGGATTCCCAGGAGCAACACATAATACGTGTAGTAGTCCTCTATGTCCTCCAGCTCAAACCTGGGTAATTTTATCGACCGTTCTTTCTCCTTCGTGGCTTTCCGGAATGCATCACGGAATCCCGTTTTTTTTTCGCGGAATTGAACAGATTCTCAAACGTCGTTCCAAGCTCCTCCCTGTCGTCTGTAACTTCGGTTAGGAATTCTTCAAACGATGGGATATCTTCATCAAGATGTGCGCATGCGTAGGCAATGTAGATGAACGTCGCCATGTCAAGCTCGTTGAAGTCTTCGCCCTGTTTCTGCATTTCCTTGTACTTGGCAAAATATAGATCTGCCAGCGGCTTGTTTCTCTTGTTGAGCTCTGCTATAGCGCCAAGATTGAGCGTCACGTTTTCAAATCTTCCATCCGCCATCAGTAATTTGTGGTATACCATTTATTTCCTCCTACAAAAAAGAACACCCTTGCGGGTGCTCTTATCTCTTATACTGCCTTTACAAGTTCTAGCGAGAAGTTAGTAAGCCACTGCTGCTTGATTTCTTCGCTTTCAAGCTCACTCTCAAGCGCCTCGTACATGCATTCACCATTCTCATCCGGCATCAGATCAATGGTCATCTCCAACTCGGCCACTTCTTCCGCTCCGTTTTCGATCTTCCTTGATGGTCCCGACGATAAAATACATCTAGGGTATGCCTTATACTTGACATTCTCGTCTTCATCCAATACCTTCTGTGTCAGTGAGAATTCAGGGTGTTTGCTGTTTTCTCCATAGGCATATACACCCTTGGCCAGCTTCTCCCTTGTCATATCATATATCTTGTTATAGACCGTGCGAGGTACATGTAGGGATTCTTTCAGTGTTCCATCTCCAGTACCACGAGTTCTCTTCTTCCTGATTCTACCCCGGCACTTCTTTGTGATTGTTCTGACTGCAAGTTCCTCTTCGCTCGAACCTACACAGTTCATATCCTCATATGTATCTTCTCCTGCTACCTTGATATGCTGTTCTATTATTTCAAATTCTGAAAAGATGTTTGACATTTTTATCTCCTTTCTAGGATTTCCTAGTCGCCCAGAAGTTTTCCCAGGCATATTTCTATGATTTTATCTGATGATTCTTCTGCTCCACGCATCATGAAGTGCTGGCCACCAGCATGTCTCCTTGTGTTTTCTCCATCGTCAGGAAAATACAGATAATGATAGGAGCCTCTTGACGCTATCGTAACTGCTAGTAAGCTGTCTCTGTGTTCAAATGGCTTCGCTACACTTGCCGGTTTCTTCTTCTTGTTCCAGTTTCTTCCTGATACTGGCAGGATACTCGCTATGTTCTTCTGAATGACGTCAGCGCCCTCATTATGAAGAACATCGTTGATGACCCTTATTCCGTCATCCTTATATGAATCAATAAGATCATCTAAGACAACATCGCCCTCCAGCTTGAACCATTCTGATCTAACTCCCATTTACACCCTCTTTTCCGGGCGTACAAACGTAATAGTTGCCACCTCAACAACCACATCTGTGTTGCCCTTCGTGATGTATTCATACGGGATATCGTCTGATGTTGCCTTCATTTTTGCGCCGGCGCAACGTGTGCTCTGTGCCTCAATCGCATCAATAACAGTCTGCACATACCCCTCAGGGATACAGTTCTCATGAATGATATGCACCTCATATCTGGTCTGCAGATCGCACCGGTTTGATGCCTTTGAAGTCTTTGTCCTGTTAAAGACAAAGTAATTCCATTCGTCCAGATGATTCGCTGTACAAGTGCCGTAATATGCCCCTGCCATCGGCACATCGCTTGATCTGGCAAGCTCTTCAAGAGTCTTTCTTGTCTCGTCAAGTATTGATTCTGCCTGTTCTCTTTCTTCAGGTATTAACTCCATCGCTTAACTTCCTTTCCTCTTCAAGATATATGTACATTTCCTGCTTTGCCCTGTCGTGATCCAGCTTGATGATGCTGTAGAGCGTGTCACCTGCTATGGCCTTTAATGTAGGATCCACCTTGTATGATCTTGTCTTTATTTTTAAAGAGAGTGTCCTGCCCTGGCTCGATGCGAACTCGATGTCCTCGTCTCTCTTGCTCTTCTCTTCATATGCAAGCTTGACCACCTCTTCAAGATCATCTCGGCTGAGCGCATTCTTGGCAGCGTTAAAGTCTGTTGACTTTTGTTTCTTTTTAACAATGTAAACAATGCCATCATTGTAGTTACTAAACCTGCTCTTTAGCATTTCTAGCCTCCTTCACTCTGCAGATATGCTGTAGTTTCAGGATGTCCGCTCTGTAGGCTCCTTCCCACTCATCAAGTGCCTTGTTGTATGCGTACAGCATATATGAGAGATAGAGCCTGTGAGCCAAGCCCGGAGCAGCGTAGTCAAGTTCTGCTCCGAACAAATGATTAAGCTCTATCTCCCCATCAAGCATCATGCTGATAAGGCTCTCGGTTGTATCCGGATCATTCCAGGTGATCTGTAGATGCCTTTTGACATCTGTTACAAACTCTTCTGGCATATTGTTCTTATCAAGCATGTGTACTCACTCCTTATGATGATGCTGCCTGTGTTGTCACATTAACATCTGCTGCCTTGATCATGACATAAGCGGCTTCAAGCTCTGATATGTCAAGCAGGATAGCCACACTGTTATCGTATGCCTTACCGTTGCCGTAGAGCTTGATCTTGAACACTCTCTGATCCTGTGTGAACTTGAACTCGTCTGAGAACTCAAGAGTTCCATCCTTTGATGATCCAAGCCCTGCAAAATACTCCTCAGGGAGTACGAGCAGAGCCTCACCTGTGGCCATCTCGGCTGAACGTACTACGTCAGTTGGGAATGGGAACAGATTTGTGGCGTATGTTCCGGCCGCTGTGATTACAGTAGTGGCCGGCATGATCTTCTCCAGATAATCTTTCTGGTTGCAGATAAGTGTAACCTGATCGAACACTCTTGTGCGTCCACCATGCTTTGTATATCCATCCTTAGTGCTACCGTCCTTGTTCACCGCCGTAGTTGCTGCTGTAATCTCTCCGCTTGTGTTATTGGTGTACCACACCTCTGTCTCTGCCAGTTTCGCAAGGATATCGCCATAGTCCTTCGGCGTAAATGACTTTATCTTGACAGCAGTCTTTCTCGGATATCCTGTAGATGTGTTGACAGATACGCCCTGGTGAATGTCTCTATCCATGCCGATCGGCTGGTTGTGTCCTGTTCCCGAGATGATAGCCTTCTCAAGAGCTGTAGCAAGGGCTTCCTGAAGGAATGTCCTAATGTATCCATCGAGGAACACAGGGCCAAGGTCGAGCATATCCTTCTCGATCACTGCAAAGGCTGACAGCTTGTTCTCTGCCATCTTGACAGTTCTGAACGCTGATGTGATCTGCTTTGTGATCTCATCATTTACCTCGCCCCATACGGCTGTGTTTACAGTGTGATCGTTCAGGATCCATGAAGTAAGATACTGAACTGATACGAAGTTGATCTTGTCTAAGAGCGGATGCTCCTCAATGAGATGCTTGTATACATCCTCAATGATAGTCTGAGGCATTACCTCAGGTGTGAGAAGTCCGTTCATGGTCTGAACAGTCTTTGCCTTGCCTGCCTCGATTACCTTCTCGTAGAACTTAGTCTCGCTTGCGGTGAGCACCCTGAAGCCTCTCTGTGCAAGTACGGCATTATCGCCATTTGCCGACTGGAACTCCTCTCTGACGGTATCAGCAACCGCCTGTCCGAACTGCTCAAACGCTGCCAGCGCAGCGTCGTTGTCTCCTGATGCCATTGCTGTATTCATGGCGTCAACTGCCTGCTTAATAGCAGGGTTAGAACCTGGTTTGTACATTCTTTCTTCCTCCTGTTATGATAAATTTTTAAAGAATTTCTGTAAGAAATTGTCAGTCTGTTTCTGACCGTCAAGATGTGATGGATCACTCTCCTTGTTCATCTCATCAATAGACTTCTGAATCTGGTCAAGCCTTAATGTCTGCTCGTTAAAGAACTTCTTCATGTCTGGCTTGTATCCAAGAATAGCGTCATGTATAGATGCCATGGCACTCTGCTGTGTCTCCTCATCCTCTTCATCGTCATCACCGGCTATCTCCGTTGCGAATCCATAGTCAAGACACTCCTGCGCTGTGAGCCAGGTCTCAGCATTCATCATCTGCTTAATCTCGTCCTCTGAGAGGTTGCTTACCTTCTTGTATGCCTCGATACTGGACTGATTGATCTTGTCATTGTCCTCTGCTGCCTTGCGCATCTCTTCACTGTTGGCATAGCCAATATATGACATACAATTGTGAATCATCATGAGAGCTATAGAGCCCATAGTCCTGACGTCTCCGGCACAGAATATGATCGTAGCTGCGGAACAGGCGAAGCCATCACAGTATGTATGTACCTGTGCCTTATGTCTCTGAAGCGCTGAGTATATGGCAAGAGCCTCGGCAACCTCGCCGCCGTAACTGTTGATGTAGACATTGATCGTGTCCACGTCAAGTCCTTCTATCTCGCTCTTGATGTCTCTCGCTGATACGCTGCCATCATCGCCCCACCAGTTTCTGTAAACTTCTGCGTTGCTTGTGATATCACCATATATGTTGATATCTGCTGTTCTCGTATCGTTATCTCTTGTTATCTGATAAAATACTTTTTTACTCACTCTTTCCTTCACCTCCTTCCGCTACTCCTTTAAGGAATCTGTCTATTTCTTCAAAGTTTTTTGTTATGAAATGCTTCCTCGACCAGTCGGTATTCAGTGGTTCTTTTCCAAGCTCCTCTCTGGTCTCATCTATGCAGTACACGCCTGATCCTATGAGCGTTGACACACTCGCCGCTACGTCGAAGAGGTCTCTGTGCTGTATACGGCTTGTATCTGCCACATAGTAATTGCCTTGTAAGTAGTTATCCACATCTCCTCGCTTATTGAGCGTGGATGTTATGGCATCTGCGTAAGGATCCACTCCGAACGTAAGGAACGCTCCAACAATTTCTTTCATGCTTGTTATATTTCCGGACATCATTGATTCCGGAATATGAAATGCTGACGCTACCATTTTGAACAGATCTGCCCGGAGTTTCAGGTAATCATCTGAGGTCTTAACATTTGCTCCCTTATCTGGTTCGAGGTCATATCCATCGAATTCTGGATATATCGCATTCTCTGATGATATGTAATCAGTTATCTGTTTTTTTACATACTCCTCAAAATCTTTCTGGAATTCTGCATCTCCAGCCCTCACGCCATCTATATGCAGCTTATACTTCTGTCCGTTAGAGTTCCTAAATGCTTTTGATGCTGCTGTCAGCATCTTGCTATAGTCCTCATACAAGCCATCTATGAGCTGGTGCACGTTGATGTCGTCCAGCGTGAACAGGTAATAGTCCTTGATCGTGAATACCTTGTTAAACGTAAAGGTTCCCACAGACACATTGGCATACACATCACCCTTGATGGGCTGGTCTCTCTGCTTTGTATAGCCGTCTGCACAGTACAGAGCTCCTGCAGCATCCACTACAAGAGCCTCACCTTTTCGGACCATGTTATTGATGACCTTGTGCCAAAATATTGAACTGTTTTCATTTGCGTTCGGAGATATATTCAGCAGATAGTAATCACGATTCTTCACCGGCTTGCCATTTTCATAGCAACGGATCTCCGATCGGGATATAGCATTGCTTATGAGCGATGTCGCTGTGTATATGGCTAGTTCCTTGTAATACAGTGATGCCGGTATATCTATGATTATTGTTCCGTCTGCTGCCCTCTTGGTCAGCGGGATTATCCTCTCAATAAAATTCCGGAATACTCCCATGTCCTACCTCCTATATCTTAATGACTCCCAGCCTTACATACTGAGGCCTTTCCTTGATCTCTGCCTCCGGTATCATAGATGCCACAAGCGCCATGAACGGATCGTTCTTTCTCGACCGGGCTTCAATCTTGGCATAAACAAAGGAGCCCTTGTCGGCTCCCTGGTCTCTGCCATATCTGATTACTTTAGTGTTGTTAGTCGCCCACCTAAGGACAACATCATCGCCCCAGTGAAAATAATGATTGATGAAACAATGATCTATCACTGGGACTATTTTCATGATGTCTATCTGCTTGATCAGTATGAGGTTGCCTCTCTCTTTTGAGAAGCCTATCTTGTCAAGTGCATCAGACATCAGTGCATATCTGTAGTTATCTATTGCCACCTTGGTGATGTTATAAAGTCTTCCCATCTCTTGTATGTAGCTTGTTATGACGGTTGGATGTATCTCCACATCATCCACATACCCCAGTTTCCCAGACTTGACCCATTCTTTCCATGGCGCCTTTATTCTTGGGATGTCCTTGGATGCTGAACATAGCCAAGCATGATTGATATCATAACGCTGGTCGCCTTGCTTAAAATGGATATTCACAGCCGCAAGGTCTGATGTCTTCATGTAATCTATCCCAACGGTACAGTTCCATCCCTTAAGATCCGGTAACTCCTGGTTGGTAGCCTTGATATTCTCCCAGTCTGTAACGCCGCATTCCTTGTGTCCACTTGGGCGGTTCATTCGCTTTGCCATGAATGCCGGAAGTCGATCCGGGTTCTTCTTCCAGTCCCTGTACTCTTTTCTGATCTCAGCTAAAAGGTTTGGCAAATACGGCAGTGATGGGTTTGCCTTTGTCCAGTTATCTTCATTGTCAACCTCTTTCACATCATCCAGGCGGCAAATAAATGGCAATAAGCCATTATCATCCTCTCCGTTATAGAGAATACCCTCTGAATCCGCTATAAGGTCGTCGAGAGGTCCTTCCCTTACATCTCCGTTTGTTGTGTAATATGATCGGCGGGGATGTTCCTTCTTGCCAAGGCCTGTTGTAAATACATCTATGTTTGCATAGTTCTCATACTGATGGATCTCGTTGAATATGACTATTCCGGATCGGAGTCCATCCTTGCCCTTTGGGCTGTTTGTCCTGCCAATGATAGTGCTCTTCGTCTTAAGACTTACTATCTTTTCCTTAGTCCAACCATAAAACCTGCGTATTTTTTTGATGATTCCTGGCATTTCGAAGAATCCTGTCAGATCTTTAACTGGGCGTGTTGCCTGGTCCTCGTTGTTGGCACAAATATCCACATCATATTCACGGATGCCATTATACGGAGACGAGAGCAGGAAGCTCTCAATTGCTATCATGCCATCTTTTCCGGCACCTCTTCCAATCATGGTAAAGAGGTCCGGCCATCTCGGCATTCCAGTGTCATCCCAGTACGTGCAGTCATGTAACGCTATAACAAAACGCTGCCACGGGAACAGTTCAAATGGCACGTACTGCTCGCACAAGTGCATATACTTTTGTAACTGTTCCGTGTCAACGTGAATTGGCTCATTCTCAAAGCACCATTTAACGTGTGCGACTAGGTTTTCCTGGTCTTTGCAACATTTATAGGTGCCCTGTTCAACGATGTCTATCCATTCCTGAATCTCCGGTATGTTGTCAATCCTAAAGATCGCCGTCATCCTCCGCTATCTTGTCGGTTGTGAGCCCCAGCTCCTTGAGAATTGCAAGCTGGCTTCTGGTATACTGCGGCAATAGCTTGACGTTTGGGTTATCCTTCTCGTACTCCTTGCCTGCTGCCGACATGGCGATATAGGTCATTCCCCGCTTTTTGATATCAGCTTTCATTTTTTTGATCAATTTGCAGTATTCCATATAGTCATCCACAAGCGCCTCGAAGTGTGAGACGTCAGCTCCTTTTGCCCGGAGCTGAGCCATAAGTGACTCTCTTATCTTTGCCTGTGACTGCTGTGCCATGCTCTTTCACCTCACTTTTTCCTCGTGCGTGCGCGCGAAGGTCTTTTGTCGCGTCCATTCCCCCGTTGCTTTCCCCTCTCCAAAATAAGGGTAATAGGGGGGTGGGGGTACTACCAGCGTTCTTCATTCACGAAATGTTCTACATCGTTGTGTTTATATCCATTCTTCTTCCACTTCTCAGGGTGGAGCTTGTTGTGGCACGCCTTGCATACCGGTATAAGGTTCTGATATGTCTTGCCGGCATATGTGTATGTCCTGCTGAGTGCCAGGGCTGGATGCTTGCGCACGAACTGGACATGATGCACGGTGCTGAGCAGACGCTTGTTACCTTCGTCGTCTACATCGTATCTAGTGATGACTCCTCGCTTCTTACACTCGGCACATTCGTAGTGATTCTCCTTTAGGATCTTATCCTTGAGTGTTCTCCATTCTCTTGACTTATAGAACCTCCACAGCTCATCCTTGTCTATCAATTCCTCTATCCACTTCTTAAGTTCATCAGCTTTCATACATTTCTCCACAACAAAAGCTCCGGTCTCCCGGAGCTCATATATATGTTTGAGGGCTTATCCTCATTTGGCGATGATATAACTATATCTGTTTTTTTGTCCTCCGAGTACCGCACTTTATATTTTTTTTGCCATCATGTAATAGAATTTGCGTCGGATCTCGTAAAACAATGTTCTGCCGCACGGTACTCCCTGCTGGTCTATCATGCGGAATGTGCAGCCTTCTGTTGTAACATATCTGAGGAGATACGGATATATCTCATCATATCCGGAGACTGCTGCCCTGGCTGTATCCTCAACCAATGCCACCTTATCGATCAGCTCAGCCCTTCTCATTGCGGCATCTGCTGTCGCATCAGATCCACCGCCTGACCCTGTAGGCATCCCTGTAACCTGTGGGCTTCTGTAGGTGTCTGTGTTGTTTTCTATCTCTGCCTTCCATTCGCTATACTGTAGGCAGTATGAGTATGCCGTGGCAAAGGCATGCTTGGATATTCCATACTTCTTGTTGATTGGCCTTACGTTTGGCATTATATATCTCCTCCCTTGTAATCCTAACCATCTACTGTTCAGCATTCCTACTGAGGTGGCAACTTTTTCATATGCCTTTCCCTCCTGACTTCATTTTCAAGGTCTCTCTGTCCGCGACATATGAGCTCTGTGACATACTGCTCAGCTTCCCTGTGGCTGACCGGTTCGGTAAAGTCTATGTATACTGATACCTTATGTGTACTCATACAGTCCTCACACTCTACGGCCAGGCTATTCATTTCTATATCTTTCGTCTCTCTCATTCGTTACTCCTTATCTATTTTTTTGATGTGTAATATATAATACTTCTTCCCTGGTTCAGCTCCCCACTCTTGCTTGCCTGTGCCTATACTGAGCGTACACATTGCCTTTATCTGGGGAGCTGCTTTTGAATATCCATTGCGGAATATCACAGGCACTGGCCACTCTGCCCGATCCATCTCTGGTAAAACATTGTGCAGCACCTCATCACCTACGCATATTGCACCAAAGGCATTCAGAAGTCTGCTGTCGTAATATTCTTTTATCTCTCTGTATTCCTCTTTCTTCTCGCCGGATACAATCATATCAAACCACATACGTTTGATTGGTAATGTCAACATTCGCTTTATCCTCCAGTCTAATGATTATTCGTGAATAACTCCTTATACACATCTCGTTCTCCCTCACATCTAGCGAGGGCAACTTCAAGACTATGTATATTCGCCTTAAGGTCATTCATCTCTGATATAAGAGCATCCTCTCGCATTGATACCTGTTCTGGAAACTCCTCAACTGGTATTGCATATAAAGGTTCGCCCTGGGCATAATTCAATAATCCAAATGTGTCTGCTATGATCTGTCTTGCCTGCTCGGCTTCAGAATCTGGTAACCTCTTTTCAAAGCTGATGATGTTTTCGCTCTGCGTATATTGTATCATCATTGGATTTGCATACATCTTTCCGCGATATGTGACATCTATGTCCTGACATGTGATGCTTGTCTTTCTCAGTTTTATGAATGTTGCCGTCTGTCCATCATCAGCAAGTACGAGAGCCGGCACATCTCCCTGTGCGCTCTGTATCATCCATATTTCTTCTGGGTTAGCTGTATCTTTCATTTTCTCTTTCTCCTTTTCTTTCTTTGTAACTAATCCTATTGCAATGGATGCTGTAGGATCTGGGTATCCTTCTGCGTTCTTTCCCGCCATGAATCCTCCTTTATGATCGTCATATCTTTTGCTAAAGCATAACCATATTCACGATTTGCCCCTTTGGACTGTCTCCAGCCCTCGAGCATATATATCGTGTCGCATCTATCAAGGAGTTTTAAACATATGTCCATGCACTCCTCATACGACCATTCTTTAGGCAACTGTGACAGGATGCGTGCTGGATTCACCACCGCCGCATCCGTGTATTTCTCTTCAAGATACTCCTCGGCATCACAGAACTTGTACATGTAATCATTTACTCCTGTAACTGGTCCACTTAAGTATATTCTTGTCATCATCTTCCCTCCAATTTGGTATTAATCTCCATCATCAAGATAATTTTTTCTGAATATATTCATAAATTCTGTCCTTGTATGCTCTCTCTCAAATGCACGCTGACCGTCTCTCTGAAGTTTCCGCATATTGTCTGCGTTGTTGTGGACTGCTGCCGGTCCAGCAGTATGATGTTCTATGCACAGATACACCTTGAGGCCGTATGCCTCAGAGTGTATTCTGTTTGGCCCTCCGAATATGTGATGCTCCTGCAGAGGCTTCCTTCCGTAGTCTCCATTAAGTCTTGTGCACAGATAGCAGGTGCCGTCTTTAAACTGCAGGATTGACGGCTTATGCTGCTTCCTTCTCTTCTTGTATACCGGCTTAGGGTACATCATTCCATATCCTCCAGTGTCGAAGGTGTAAGGTCTACGCCTTTCAGGGCATCCAGCGTCTTCTCGTTCTTCTTATCGTGACGGAATGTTGCCGTCATGCGGCATATGTTATTCTGCCAAAGCACACCTGACTTGCTGTAGAACGGATCAGATGGTACATATTCGCCATGCTCCTCGTCAATGCTGCCTTCTCTCAGGTTGATAAATGCCTCGTTGAGCAAGTAAAGCATTCCAGTGTCTGTGTCTTGAAGATATCTCTGCACTGTACCGGCTGTGCCTATCTGGAGCGTATTTGTGATGGTGAGCGGTCCCATTGTGTAAGGTTTAACATCTATGCTCATAGGCATTTCCACTTCATACTGATTGCCCTGCTTGTCTGATCGGAATCTCTCTCTTGGCTCTGGAAGCTCACCGGCAAGTGCTATTATGTTCGCAAGCGTCTGTTTCGGGATATACTCCCTCTTGATTTCTACCTCCCAAAATCTTCCTGCTATGTATACCCAATTATCTTCGTTCTGGGCTACAACAAGCCCATCTGTCTTGTATGCCTGTTTCATTAAGTTGTTCAGTACCTTCTCATTCAGAAACATTGTTCTCTTCCTCCTTTTCTTCTGTGCCTGATATGCAGGCTCTCAAGTATTCATGTGGCACGTTTGCTTTGACTCCGTTGTATATAACATCTGCTTTAGCTGCATATCTCATAATATCCATGAGCTGACTGACTTTGAGCGCAACTCGTTCTTCTGCTGTAAACTGATCTATTAATCCCATGTTCCTACCTCCATGTCATTAGCTATCCGCACCAATGGCAGTGCGTGTGATTGTATCCTGTTCGTTTCCCGCACCGGGGGCAGGCGAAATAGTTCTCACCCATCTTTACGGGCTGCTTACCAGTCTCATAGTCTGCAGTAAGTCTTCCCGAGAGTGTCGCTGCTTTGTCGTAATCGCTCACGATATCTATTGCTCCGGCGACTGCTGCCTTCTCACAGGATGATAAGCATCCATCTTTTATGTTCATAAGGTACTTTATGATGTCTTCATTCCTCACTTAATTTCCCCCTTTCTAATCATCTGTTCTATGTCAAAGTGGCTAAAGCATTCACGATAACCTTTCTCGCTCCTCATTAACACATAGTCCCTGTATGACTTCACTACAGTCCACCGCACCCACTTTGTATATGGGACATTGTTCTCTTTGCCGCCATATGATAATATCTTCACCCGCCTGCCAGGCTGGCAGATGATATTGTGTCTTGCTGTGATCTCGAATCCTGTCATGTGCTCTCCTTTCTAACTCCAGCCATTTATAGACTGTGATATATCCTTGAGTTCTTTCAGTTTCTCCCGGATTCCGGCCATCATGCGGAGTGCATCACTGTAATGGTTATTAGATATCTCACGTTCAAACTGTCTGACCGCCTTCAAGGCGTCTTTTTTTCTGCTTTCAAGGTCATCAACCTCTAGGATTTCCTTGTGATTTTGCGCCGGCGCAATTACTTCTGTTCCTTCAACATCGCTTTCAGGCGCTGTGCATCCTTCTTCAGATCGTTCTTCGCCTTCAGAATCTGCTCGTTCAGGTTCTGAAGCTGGTTCTCCAGCTCTGTCGTATCCTGTCTCTGCTGTTTCAACCGTACTATCTTCGCTTTTATGTTCTGCTTCTCCGCGTACAGCGTTTCCAACTGCCTCACTATGTTCATCTTCTGTCTCCTCTACATCGTGATGTATCTCTTCTTCCTGTGCCAGCGGCGAATCCTCTGTCTCCTTGCTCTCTTCTCTCTGATCTGCTGCCACATCTGCATTATCCTGTTCACTCACTGCCTCCTCTCCAAAGTGTGTACCGTATATATTTGGGTCGAAGTCCTCACCGAATATATTTATCATTCGATTAACAAATTCTTCCCACGTCATGTCAATTGGAGCACCGCCAAACCTTTTGATCTTAAGCGCATTCTCATGCATCATCAGGAAGTACATTCCTTTTCTGTACGATCTGGTACCGGATGGATTGACAATCTCAGTGATCTGTCTTGCATCATCCAGGATGCTGGTGCTGCTATAAATTGCCATGAGAACGTCCTTATTGTCCTTGAAGAACTGCTCTATGAGTTCGTCTATGTCGTCTACGTCAGCTGCTGCCGGTGTCTCCTTGTTGAACGCCTTGAGCTCTCGTATGTCGGCTCTTGATGTATCTGCTGTAATCATCTTTCTGTCGGACTCTGACAGCTTTAGCATTTCCTCAAGCTGGGACCGCTTGAAGTCCTCATATTCCGGCTTTAGTTCCTGTGAGTACCCATCTATTGAATACTCACGATTTATAGCCATGAAGCGGCTTACTGTTGAGCCCTCCATTCCGTATTCGCCTTTGGCGAAGTCGGCTATTGACTTATATCCGTCATTCTCATAGCCCTTAGATTCGTCTATCTGTCTGAGCAGATATCCGATCTTGACGAAGCTCCGACGGACTCCGAGAAGCTCTGCATTGAGCTTTCTCTTGGTCTCCATCCACATATCAAGTGTCATCTGTATGTATTCCATGTTTGCCTCCTTATGCTGTTACCATCAGTCTGTTCTGTATGTCGTCGCCTATCAGGTGGTGGACATATCCATTAAGCAGGGCGTCTATGTTGTCCTTATCCGGTTTCTTGTCATATGCTCCATACCACTGCTGTATCGCATTGTCTTTTATCTCAATCGTGACATATGGCGTGTCCTGCCCGCCCTTAGGCCGAAGAAATAAGATATAGCTCTTTCCCTTGTTGTGGCGGTCAAGATATGTATCACCACCCACACAGTGATGTAAGATTCTGCCCTCCTGCACTATCTCAGCCGCCGACCTTGCAGGTCTGATGATGTACTCATCTGTCTCGTAGTAGTACATACGGCGGATGCGGCGGTAGTGTTTCTTGATGTCCGGGAATCTCTCGTTTACTTCCTGTTCACGCTTTTCGGCTTTAGCCTTGTTTATTTCAAGCACAAGCTTGTCATGCTCCTGTTTCAGGTTCTTCGGAAACAGGATGATTGAATCCGTGAGGGCATATCCCGTCTGCTGCCGCATGCCGAGATAGTCGGTGTATGTCCTGTATGTCTGTGATACCAGGGCGCTCGCATGTCCACACATCCCTGCGCCTATTGATACGCCTGTCTGTTTCTCCAGATAATGCTTGAGCTTGATTATCGACATGCGGGTGAGCATAGTATCAAGATCTGGGGAATATATGAACAGCCTGTACAGTTCCAGTTCTTCGGTGTTCCAGTGCTCGCCTTTTCTCTTCTCTCTCTGTAGAGCCTTCAGGAGTTGTATATCTCCTTTTTCTTCCTGCAGCATCTTCACCCGTTCCGGGTTGATTCCAAGGAAGTCCGCCGGGTTTGTGGCGTCCGCATCCGCTACATGTCCAAGGCGGCATTTTACCAGCTCATCAACTATGTGTGTGAAACCTGCTTTTGTGAGAAATTCAAGCTGCTTATACCGCATGTATCTCTCTGCGTACTCCATGAGGTTGCATGATTTTCTATAGATTGCGTATTCCTTAGCCGCTGAATACTTCAGGCAGGTCTTATCAAGCTCTGCCCAGGTGCCGGAGTATACCAGACCATCGCTTAGTGTTATATTGTTCATCCCGGCAAGGTTGCAGTCTTCCCAGAATGTTGTTCCCGTGTATGGGTTGTACTTGTGATAGTCCCTCTGTATATTCCTGCCCGGTTCTATGTAACTTCTTGCGATCTCTGTCACTCTCAAGGACTCGCTCGCTCCGGTCATTACCTCTCTGCTATCTTCCAGAACAACGTCAATGTTGTATATCGTCTCAGCCTCTATGTATCTGATCACTGCGCCCTGCTCCCTGAACTGCTGCCCTATGTATGCGTGTCGTGTGAGTCCGTATGCGTTTCTAGTCTTTCCTAGTGCTTTCCACTTGCCGATTCTCTTGCAATTGGGGCATATTCCACACTCATTCTGCTTTGGGAGCGCAAATCTCTCAAACTGGCTCTCGTATGCCTCGCTCCGCTTGGTACATACCGTTGTCACCTGCCCACATGCCGAACAGCACACATCCGCATATCTGCCATGCCTCTTGTAGTACAGGAAGTGTTCACCGTCAAAGAGCCTCCGCTTACACCACTCCTCTAGATCTTCAGGAAGTGGCGGGGTGTCTGCCTGCCTTGCGGCAAGTCTGTCCTGTCTGTTCTTGTATCTATTTTTCTGACGATTCCATCTAATGTTATCTTCAAACGACCTGAGCGCCCGAACCCAGTCCGTATATGTATTGCTAAAGCCTGTCCAGCGTTTTATTAAGCTTTCATCATCTGTGTGGATGAATGTCTTCACCTGTCTATTGTCATCATCCCCATGCCATACCTCATTGCTGTAGTCGGTACTATAGCAAGATCCCGCACTCCACTTGCCTGTGACCGGGCGGTATATGCCCCAGTCGGTCCTTGTATAAGCAAGGCGTACCTTTGGGCGTTTTCGCCCATTCTTGGTGTTGGTATATATGTCTATAAGCAGGTGTTCCGCTCCGGATATGTCGGTCACGACCACTGATGCGGTGTATGCATATGACCTATTCGCCCTCACAGCCGGGATATATGGCACCCTCTCGATTGCTTTCTTCTTCACCCTGTCCACCTACTTCCCGAGATAATATTCTTTTATGATCTTCTTCGCCTCGGCAAGTCCGGGCATTCCCAGAGTTACACGACTCGCTGTGACTCCTGCTGCCTTCAAGATATCCTTGTCTATCTCTGTCTGGTGTCCAAATGACCACTTGAGTAGTTCTGCTATGCATCCCTTCAGACTCTTGCCTTTCTCTCTCACCTTGATTGCTATGTCCTCATGCTCCATCGCCTGAACCTTGATGTACTCGGCCCAGTCCTTCATGATCGTCTGCGGCTTAAGCTCCTGTATCTCAATATCAAGTTTTCCAACGGCTGCGGTCTGTGCATCCACAAGCTCCGGGATATCTCCCTGCAGGTACATGTCCACGAAGTCCTTTGGGATTCCATTTTCTTTCGCCAGCGCATGAAGGCTCAGCTCGTCCCCTTCGTTGAACAGGTTCTCCGCCAGTGTATTGATCTCTTTGTAACTTTCTAATTCGCCAAATCTCTCAAACATATTAACCATCCTTTCGTGTTGTTATATTGTGTTTCATATACAGTGGCCAGAGCTGTTCCCACAGCTCCTTATTCGCCACATCCTTACCCTTTGTCGTTGTGTAGCCATCCAGCGCCCAGCGTGCCAGGTTTTTGGTCATCATCGTAAGAACAAAGTCATCGTCTGCGATGATCTCTATCTCGCATGAGCGGGTGAACCTTGACAGTGCCGCCGTGATGGCCGCTATCGTGGCTGCGTGATAGGTTCCGTGTATCTGTCCATATCCCTCAAGCTTTGCGGTCCGTCCACTCTCGATATGCTCAAGCGTGTATTTGAAATGCTTGTCCGTCTCTTTTGTCTGGGCGCTGTCTATCTGTATGTGTATGCGCTCCATTTAACACCGCCTCCTCATCGTGTATCTCCGGTATGAATAGCTCGTTACCGGATTGATGCCCTCATAGATTTTTATGATCTCGTAGCCCTTTTTTGGTTTCGGTTCTCTCTTCCAGTGGAGCAGCTTGTCCACCTTCGGCTCTGGCAGTGGCATGTTCCGGGATGTGGAATATGAGGACTGTCTTATCCTCGGCTTTGACATTGTGCCATCTGCCTTTTCCTCTGTGGTGTTCTCGTCCTTGGTCATGTAAGCGGCCAGCTTTGAGAAATCGTCATCATATACCTTGTCAGATAGTCTGATCTGCTCGGCATATATACCGCCCTTATCCCACAGGCTCTTGATGATCGATGTCGTGTCTCCTATCTCGTTCACCACAAGGTGTGTGTGCCACGCTCCTTTTGTTCCTTGTTCGATGTTGCGGATCCAGCGGAGCTCATGCCCTCTCTTTCTGTATTCTGCTTTCACCTTCCGGATAAACTTCCCGAAGTGGGCTATCGCCTCCTTCATGGTGGGTGGTCTGTTCCTCTTCTCGTAGGTGAGGGTGATGAAGGTATCACCCGGACTGAAGTATTCAAGGAGCTTGTGCCTGCATCTCTTCACCTTGTTCTGATGGTTGATGATTGCCGCCTGCTCGGGTGTGGGCTTGCCTCTCGGCTTTCTCTTTCCTCCCGGGTGCCCATACCTGCCATCGTGGAACTCCTCCACCTCTATGATCCGTCTCTTCCGGAAGGTGTAAGTCTTTCTCCTTACTATGTAATCACCCTCTTTTGTCATAAGATTAATAACTTAATCAAGTATCAAACAGGGCGCTCAAGTCCCTGTTTTCCTTGCTTTTTTCTGCCTTGGGTGATAGAATAAATACAGGATATATTTTTCTTTTTTCACCCTAAAACCGGCGCTGTGAACGTCGGTTTTTTTATATCTGAATCTGGTACCACATGCATATCATGAGATCCTGGAATCTATACGGCATGTCTATGTCCGGTCTGATTGGTTTCATCAAGCCTCTGCTTTCCCAGTCCTTGTGTTTTATCTCGAGGTGGCAGTCGTATGCTTTCACTTCTTCCTCTCCCGATATGTCAAGTTCTGCAAGCCTTGCGCCGCCCCTGATAAATTCCAGGGACGCCTTAAAGCCTGTGAATACTGTCTTCCCATCTCTTATGATGATGAGATGGTCGGATCCTGCCCTGTAGGCTAAAGCTTCACTCATCTTCATCTTCCAGCTCCTCCACTTCGTCCTCGCACTTCCACAGCTCGTAGTCGTCCACGAACCCATCATTGGCGTAATAAAACAGTACAAGCACTGTCACGCTAATCAGAAACGCCAGCATAAGCACGGCGAACTCCTTCCAGGTCCACATCATGCGGAGCAGATAATACAGTGATGTGATCGCCGTTATCATCGATACTCCGACTATGATGTAGAGTGTTGTATTCTTGATTACTCTCTTTAGTTTCCTTTTGTTCATGTTTCTCCTTCTGGTGGCGCTCTTTGTAATGCCGTCACCTCCTTGTATTTTTGTCTGCGCTGACAATAGAGAACCTTTGCGGAGTCGAACCGCCTACAGCAACTGCTGCCTCCCGGATGAAAGGGTCCTGAACTACACTCTCAAGCCAATAGCCTCCTCAAGCTTTGCTTTCGAGATGTAGTACCACCATTTACTCTTGTTCTTAACTGCATATCCAATTGGGAGCTGTCCTCGCTGGAGTCCAGTTCTGATGAACTGCGGGGACACCTGCATCAATCTGGCTGCTTCATTGACTGTGATTCGGTTTCCGTCTGTTCTTTCTTCCATGGTTATTCTCCTTCCTGTTGCATGTCGTATTCCGCTACGATCTTTTTGATATCGTCGATAAATGGCTGTATACTTCCTCCGTCAAGACTGCTAACAAGCACCTCGACATCCAACGTCGTCCGTAGATTCTCAAGAAAGCCTTTTCGAGCATCCGACTTTACTTGATCAGGATCTATGCTTACGCTTTCAGGCTCTTGTGACACGTACGTGCTTGGCGATAAGACATATGAGTTCTGCGCTATCTCTTCTAGGGGAACAGGGCGGCTCATTCCATCGTTCTCTATCACTATGTCTGTAGTCGTGCGGTTCTTTCTCAGCACTATCAGACATGTGGCTATTGCTGTGTCCTCAAATGTATTTCCGGGGACATTGACAACTCTATCTATGTAGTTGTTCTCTATGAACCACTGCCGGATCTTGCCTTCTCTCTGCCCTCTGTACAGTATTCCAGCGCCACAGGTTGGGTCGTATACAGTTTTTACGCTTATGTCAACATACTCCTTAAGCTTTTTGGCGAGCTCTGGGGGCGTGTAGAATACGCCGCCCTTACGGAATTCTTGTCTTATGCTTTTGATACTCTTCTGTTTCATGAACCACCATGTCCTTTCGTTTTCTTGCCTGTAGGATGGTGGTATACCGTAGCTTTTATAAGAAGATCCTTGTCACTCGGCATAACAAACACTCCATTATTCTGTCTAAGACCATTTATCAGCATGCTATATGCGAGCTGTGTATCATCATAGTTATTGTATTTGCCAAGAACTCCTCCTCGTGTAGCTGTGCCAGCACAAACCTTTATTGTGCACTCATCCCGATATATGTTCACAATGTGATCCGTGTTGTACACATCGTTGCAGTCTTTATTAAGTATGAACATCACTCATCCTCCTCTGCTCCTATGCCTTGCATCTTGTAAAATTCCCAGGCTTTTCTCCGCATCTCTTTCTCCGCTTTGCGCCTCTTGCATCGTTTGTATATGTCGGCCAAGATGTGATATATCAACACTCCTGTGAACACGCCGGCAGTTATTACTATATATTCCATATCTACACTCCTTCTGGGGTACAATTTGTACCCCTGTTGATTACTCAAGCCAGCCATTTCCCAAATAGTAGAATCCGTACACCAGAGCGATTGTCGCTATAATCCAAATGATCCAAAATATCACAGTTCCAACACCTGACTCCAGATAGTCGATTGTCTCTTCTATGTTTGAGTCATTGAAGAATCTGCTGTTATCTGAAATTGTGCCGTTCATAAGCTTTGTATAAATCGTTCCTGTATAGCTCGTACCTATACCGTAGTAGTTGTATCTCACGTAATATGATTCATTTACCGTGTTGATGTATTTCTTTGAGGGGAGCGCAACCTTATTTGAGGGGAATTTCACTCCACAAAAGGTTATTTCTTTACACTTGATATCCTCACTGCTCACGGCATCCCACGACCAGTATGTTTGTGTTGTGGTATGTGTTCGCCCATTGCCGTCAACGGTCGTTACTGTCCGTGTATGCTGTGTGTAAATTTCCTTGACCTTTTTCACATACATATATTCCCCACCAAGCTCCGGGTATGTAACTGTATCAACTGCTTTAAGCTCTCCATATACAAATGCATTACCAACGTTGGTGTCCATGCCGTATTGAAGCAGCTCCTGGCTATTTATTTTGACTGCTTTGTTATACTGCTCGTTCTCGTCCATCTGATGTTCGGATATCTTGTTTGAAATAAAGATACCTATCATGATCATCACCGCAATTATCGAAATACTTGCAAGGACCTCTCGCTTTGTGATCTCAAAATTCATACGCTACTCCTCTGTAAACAGATCCTGTGGAGCATCAACAGGCGCATTGTAGTTAAGGTATTCATATTCCTGTACCTCATACCCAAGCATTCCCAGGAATAACCTAGATGGAAACTTTCTCACATATCTTTTATATTCCTTGACCTGCTTGTTATAGTTACTCCGGTACTCAGCTATCAGATTCTCAGTCATTGACAGCTCGTTCATCAATGTCTTGTAGTTCTCATTCGACTTCAATTCCGGGTACGCCTCGGCTACCGCCGTGATGGCTGTAGTAACATTTTCAATGTCTCCTGCGGAATTTCCCCGCCCATCCACTATAGCTTTTAGCGTCTCTGATTCATGCGTGTCGTACTGTTTCACGCAGTCTGCAAGATTGTATACAAGGTCAACCCTTCGCTTTTCCTGGACTTTTATATCTGATGATGCCGTATTCACCTGCTCCTCCAAGGCTATCGCCCTGTTCTGTGAGCTCTGAATACCAAGCACTACCATGAGCGCTACTGCTATCACTCCGGTGCCGATTATTATCGGTAATTTCCATTTTGTGTTTCCCATCTTTTCTCTCCTTTGAATTCTTGTGTTATACTTCCCTTACAGGCTCCCGCCAGAGCCAAATTCTGCACCATTCTATTTTGTGTACCAATATATGAACATCGTATAAATCACGCATATCGTTATGACATACGGCGGATACCATTTTTTACTTCTATCCAGCTTTCTCATAACGGCTATTGCAATCGCAGATGTGATATATACTATTGCTGTCGCCAATGCTATAGTTGGTGTCATTGAACTCTCTCCTCTACTGAGTGATCTGTTTAATAGTCCGACCAATTTCCTCCGGGTCTATGACCACATCTTTGTTGTAGTGAACATGTGATTCAGCTACCGTCCTGGCCTGCACCAAGCTCGCCAGGGCGGCTATAGTCTCCGCCGATGCTCCGCTGTCCATTATCGAGTCCTCTATGTATTCAATTGTTTCGTCTAACTTCTCCATGTTGAACATTCTCATTCTACTTTCCACTATTTAAGAAGGTCGCTCAGATCTTCAGTAAGCACTAACCGATTCTCTATATCGGCAATGACGCGCTGGACTTCGTCCTGTGCGTTGTTGCCGATCATCTCAAGCTGTTTCACTGTGAATCCCTTTGATGGCAGCGTCTTTATGAATTTTCTGAACTCATCGAGAGCTGCATTTCTCTGTGTTTCCCACTCTTTGTATTCCAATTACTTCTCACCTCCGTTGTTCTAGCCCACGTGTTTAACATGTTAGACACTGTAATTAAAAAAATAACTCGCTTACACTTTTGCCAAGTGCATCCGCTATTTTTCTAAGTGTTCGTGTCGATGTTTCCTTTATTGTTCCGCTCTCAAGACCCGATATGATCGTTCTGGATACCCCTGACTTTATAGCTAAGTCTTCCTGTGTTATTCCAGCACTTTCTCGGATCTCCTTGACTCTATATTCCACTTTTCAGCCTCCTTTCTTTTTTGTCTAATTTGTTTGACATTGTGTAGTTTAACATGTTGAACATTCAAAGTCAATAACTTTTGTTCAAAATGTTTGACATTATTTTACTGTCGTTGTACAATATACTAAACAACGGAGGTGATCGAATGACACTTGGTGACATTATAAAAAGATACAGAAACGACCATGCTCTCAGTATGGATGCATTCTCTGAGCGTAGTGGAATAAGTAAGGCCTATATCTCTTTATTAGAGAAAAACAGACATCCAAAAACAGGAAAAGAGATATCCCCATCCATTCAATGTATTCGGCAAGCTGCCCAAGGTATGAATATGGATTTTGATGATTTGTTTGCTCTATTAGATGGAAAGGTTGAAGTTAATACTCCCCAACAATCGCAAGCAATACAGGCTCGGAAAATCCCGGTTCTCGGTCGTGTTGCCGCTGGTATCCCGATCAATGCAGTAACTGAAATCATAGACACCGAAGAGATTCCGGAGGATATGGCAAAGACTGGTGACTTCTTCGCTCTGCAGATCAAGGGCGACAGCATGGAGCCACGAATATGTGACGGTGATGTTGTCATTGTAAGACAACAGGAAGATGCAGACTCAGGTGATATTGTCATTGCAATGGTCAATGGCTATGATGCCACATGTAAGAGACTTGTCAAATATGCCACGAGCCTGGCTCTTGTATCTTTAAATAGTAAGTACGAGCCGATGATGTTCACAGAGGAAGAGGTAGCAACCAAGCCGGTGAGGATCATTGGGAAAGTTGTGGAATTAAGAGGGAAATTATAGGAGGGGATTATTATGTATGATTTTATGTACAAAAAGAAAAGTTATTTAAAAAAAGCCTTGAAAGGTAAAACCACTTTATTTGGTGCATTGGCTTTCGTATCTTTTATAGCATTTTTTGTAGCATTTTGGAATGTTTCGTTATGGTTGTTGCTGTTTTTCATCCTTGCCATCGTATTCACGTGCATGTATCTTCACGGCAAGTGGGTGCTAAAGCACGGAACCCCGATACTGCCATCATCGAATCCCGTTCCGCCATTTATGGCACCGTCCGCCATGCCTGCAGCAATGACATATGCGCAGCCGCAAATTCCAGCTCCAGCACCATCGCAGATCATGCAGGAACCTCAGAGAGTTCAAACTCCTGTGATTCCAGAGCCTCAAACCACTCAACCGCTGCCATCTACTGAACACAAGATATCAGAACCTCAGGTTCAAGTGTCTAAAGTTGCGGAGCCTCAAGTTGTTGAGCCTCAAGTTCAAGCCGCTGCAACTGATTCTGTGAATGAGCCCGAGAAAACCGGCTTTGTAATGCCTGACTATGATGATGACTACGATTTTAAAGTTTCTGGAACCAGTTTTAGAAAAGAGAATTTTTACGATATTCTTAGCGAAGATTATTTTTGGGATATGACCAAAGGGGAACTCGTTGAGTTAGGTATGATAGATGAGCCTATCTATAAATATGAAAACGGCGGCGGCGAGGCTAAATTAATTCCAGAGCCAGATAATCAATACGACCCCGATGCCATCGCTGTTTATGTGGATGACACACATGTTGGATATGTTCCATCCAAGAAGTGTGCAAAAGTAAAACGTCTTTTGGATTCTGGCACTATTGTATATGCCTTTGCCGAAATATACGGAGGTCCATTTAAGATCATACGTGAGAATGATGACGGTAAATATACTATATCAAAAAAAGATCATGATTTTGGTGTTCAGGTTACTTTATACATAAAGAATAAGGAATAAATAATATGCCACGAGCCAATGATGTTCACTGAGGAAGAGGTAGCAACTAACCCGGTGAGGATCATTGGAAAGGTTGTGGAGCTGAGAGGAAAGCTCAAAAAAATGCGTATTATACGCATATTTCTCTTGACTTTTATACGCATAGTGCGTATAATATAATCATAAGGAGGTAAGAAATGACAGTCAGAGAACTTGAAAAACTTCTTCTCCAAGATGGTTGGATTGCAGTCAAGCAGGTTGGCTCACACAGGCAGTACAAACACCCTAACAAACCTGGTAAGGTTACAGTTCCAATACATAAAGGTGATGTAAGCAAAGGAACAGCAAATTCAATATTGAAACAGGCAGGGCTTAAATAAGCCCTGCTGGTTACACATAGAAAGGGGTTTTATTATGAAGTTAGTATATAAAGCAATATTTACACCATTTGAAGATGGTGAAGGTTATACCGTTGAGGTGCCAGATCTTCCGGGATGTGTTACCGAGGGAGATAGTCTTGCTGAGGCTATTGAAATGGGACAGGATGCCGCATCTGGCTGGATCCTCGGAGAACTTGAAGATGGTCATAGTTTCCCACGTCCAAGTGATCCATCATCTATTACCATTCCTGAAGGATCATTTGCCAATTTTCTTGTATTAGATATTGATGCCTATTCAGAACGATATGGAAGTAAGTCCATTCGCAAGAATATAACTATTCCGGCATGGCTCAATACCTACGGCGAAAAGAATAATGTAAACTTTTCTAAAGTGCTTACAGATGCCCTGTTAAAACAGGCATCTAACTAGATTGCGTCGGAGCTCTAAGGTGTCTGAGAATCCTTAAGCATGGCCAATACAATATATAAAAAAATCCTCCAGGTGCTACCAACACCCGGAGGACAGCTACCCATAAACATAGGCTTATGAATAGTCACAAAACGCAATATGATTATATCATAAGCCTTCGGATTTTAACAGGGCTTATTTTTTATGCCCTTTTTTAGGAAGGATGATGAAGTATGAGGAATGCGAACGGTTTCGGATCCGTATATAAGCTATCTGGCAAGCGACGCAAGCCATGGGCGGCACGCAAGACTGTAGGCTGGACATTTGATGAAGATCGTGGAAAATCATATCCTATCTACAGCTTTATTGGCTACTACGAAACAAGGGCGCAGGCTCTGACCGCTCTGGTCGAATATAATAAGGATCCTTATGATTTACACCACGATACTATCACCTTTGCCGAGGTATATGATAAATGGTCTGATATACACTTCGAGAACGTAAGCAAATCAAACATCAACGGATATAAGGCGGCTTATGCATTGTGTGATGATATCAAGGATATGCCAATACGTCAGATTAAACTGGATCATCTGCAGAAGATTGTTGATACGAGTGGTAAAAATACGCCAACACTAAAGAAGCTTAAAGGATTATTCGGCCTCGTGTATGACTATGCTGTGATCCATGAGATCGTCCAGCAGGATAAGAGGGATATGGTTAGATATGTCGATATATCCAAGGCAGGGAACCCGAACTCTATCAAGCGTTCGCCATTCACCAGAGCCGAAATAAGCACTCTCTGGAGCTTGTACAAGTCCAATTATTACCTATCTGTTGTATTGATACTCATTTACACTGGAGTGCGTATAAGCGAGCTTCTGGAGCTCAAGAAGGAAGATATACACATGGATGAACGATGGTTTTACGTTGGTAAGTCCAAGACCAATGCCGGAATCAGAGAAGTCCCCATTGCCGACAAGATATACCCTTTGTTTGAATACTGGATGGCAAAGGACTGCGACAACCTTATCTGTACACCAGATGAGGAACCCTTCACCTATCAGAACTATTATGACTCCTACTGGATTCCTCTCATGATTCAACTTGGTTTTGGCAAATTTATTGTTGTCGAGGGCAAGAAAGAACCTGTATACGAAGGACATAGACCGCATGATGCAAGGCACACATGTGTATCTCTCCTGACCGCTTCCGGAGTCGATGAACGAATCGTAAGGTCGATAGTCGGACATAAGGGCCAGGGAGTCACAGAAACTGTATATACACACATTGAACTGCCACTTAAGCTGGAGGCGATAAATAGGATATGA